TCCGTCAATGTCGGCATAGTTCAAAAGGATAAGCCTATCGTTCACACCCCCCGTTGGAGGATAAGCGCAATCGTAGGCAATCCCTGCTGTGATATTATCGCAAATTGGCATGATTTCTTTTGTTAAAGGTTAATACTAATAAGCAACTTGAACCAAGTAGTCTTGCAACACTTTTGCATCTAGGTTAGCACCGAAGTCAAAGTAGGTTTTCTTGTCCTTTTTGTCAACGAATACATCAACTTCTGAAAGCGTACCTTCTTCTTCTGTTCCGAATGCGATGTTAGCCTTAGTGGTCAACAAAGCACGGTGAGGAAGGTAGTAGTTCAACTCACTTGCAGCGTTACGTTGGTAACCTTGTATCATTCTGTCCCAAAAGCTATAAGCGTAAATGGTTACTCCCATGCGCTTAATTACCATTACACCATCTTGGATGTACTCGAATGCTACAGATAGACCGTTGTTTGCACCAGCTTCCAATTCGCGTACATATTGGTCAGCTACTGACTGAGTTACGATAATGATTTTGTCTGCTTTATCACGTAGACGGAAATCAGAATTGAATACCAAGTTTTGAAGCGTGTTAGTCACAACGCGATTAGTAGTATCCGTTGAATTAAACGCTTGCAATGCAAAAGTAGACTGTGCATTTTTGGTAGTCAAGTCGCTTGTTCTGCGAGCAGGAGTTGTGGCAACAATTGCGAACAATTGCTTCCAAATGCCATCGAAAGCATCCCAACGCTTGGCAACGAATCCAGCCGTTACGAATATACCACCACCAGCGGTGTCATCTGCTGCTGTGTCACCAAACCATACAAGGCGGTGGAACATTTCAGCAATAGCATCTTGGTAACGCTCAACAAAGAAAAGAGCAAAGTCAGTATTGCTCAAGTCGCCCTTTTGAACGCCATTCTTCAAACCGTAAACAAAGAAAGTTTCAAGCAAATTGTCGAAACACTCGCTGAAACGGTCATCAATGTAAGCAGGCTCCCAGAACTTTTCTGTGTTTTCAATAGCCGCATCGTTCTCGATTGGAGAACAGCTAGAAGTATCGTGCTTTTGTCCTACCAAACCTGACAAAATTCCAAGAAAAGCGATTTGCTTCTTGGCTTTGATGCCTGTGTAGATAGTAAGGAATTCGGTCATCGCAGGTTTTGCGTACACGTCCTCCATTATCCCTTCTGAAAGGGCTTTTATTTCTTCGCCATTAAAGGCTAAGTCTGCTGGATTAAGGATTGCCATTTGATTTGATTTGTTTGATTGGTTAGTTATTATTTTTTAGCCTTACGAGCTGCAAGGGCTTCTTTGATTGTTGAGTAACTTGAAACCTCTTTTGCAGAATCAACTACTTGCTTTTTGAAAGCAACTTGTTGTGCTGCTGGTTTGTAAGTAGATTGCAATTTTGCCACTTGAGCAAATTCCTTTTGCAATTCAGCAAAGGCAGTTTGTTCTGCTTCGCGTTCTGCCTTCAAAGTAGCCAATTCAGAAGCTAATGCCTCAACATCAACTACCTCTACTTCGATGATTTCGGTAATAACACCACCAACGGTAACTACTTGCAAGCCTTCAAAATTGTGAGTTGCATCGGGTACTGGATTGCCCTCAGCATCAATAACCGAATCGCCAACTTTAGGCATATCTTCCTCAGTCACTACGACTACAGGAACGCCCTCGATTGTGGTTAGATCTAATGATACTGCTTTAACAGGTTTGCCCGCGATAAGCGAAGCGATTTGAATGCGCATTGCTGCGATTTCTTCTTTCAATGTTGCCATGATTTCAGTTGATTGTTTTGGTTTAATTAGGGCAACCGATACGGCTGCATTTGTTACGATTTCAGAAGCGAACCCGAACTCCACACATTGCTCAGGGGTTAACGCTGTTTCTTGTTGCATAAGCAATTCAAGCGAGGTCTTATCCATGCCTGTGGCCTTTGCATAGTTGCTCACCATTTCAGCCTGTGTATGTCCTATTTCAGTAGACATACTTGCCAACTCATCTTTGTTCAAAGCGATGCCGCGCTGAAAAGAGAACATTGGTTGGTGAATAAGGTAGGAAGTTCCTGCCGCTACCTTCCTGCGTTCAATAGGTACGGCCAAGTGAATCTCGGTAGCAATAGAAGCGCATTGAACCTCAGCTAGTGTGTGAACGTTTGGAAGTGATGCGAGGTATTGGGCTATTTTGCGACCTGAGTCCACTGAGCCGCCCTGACTGGTAATATGGCAAGTAATCTTTTCGGCATCTGCATTTCTGCGAACCTGAGATATGACATCTTGTAATTCAACACCGCTAACGTCAACAGAGCCATCTTCTTTATAAGACGAACCGATTTGACCTTCGATGTAGATATGTGCTTCCATGTAGCGGCAAAATTCCACACGGAAAAAGAGGCTTTTACTATTCGTTTTTTGGTGCGCTCATCTTACGCAATGCAACCCAAACTACGTTATCGCTTAAGTCAAATTGGTCTGCTGTTCTTTTGACTGCTTGTGTCTTATTTAATCCAGTTTGTCGATGGGCTAAATAGGTGAGGTAAATATCCTTATCCCTTAGCACCGTCCACGATATAAAGCCGCCCTTAAACAGTTCAAATAATTGGCCGCTTTTGTCAAGTTCTAAAATCAGTTCATTCATAGTTGTAAATTCTGCTCGGTTCTAACTTGCCTGCCTTGTACGCTTTGAAATTCCTCGATAACCAAAACAGGCTGCGACATACTCATTTGGGCTGCCATCATTGCAACTTGTTGATTTTCCCGAATCATTGAGGAACTGGACATGGCAACCCCACCCGTTGCGAATTTACGCACCAAACCGCCCGATGCAAAGCCTTCGCCACGATACCAATCAACACCACCACCAGCCGCGTTCAAAGATGAAAGTAGCGGAGCGAATCGCCTAGTCGTTTCCGCATTATTTACGCTTTCGCCATTGGATAACATAGCAGGAATTGAATCGCTTGTTCCACTACCAGCGCCCGACACAAATCCACCCGATGCAAATGCGGGCGGTGGCGGTGGCTGTTGGCTTGCAATCATCGCTATTTGAGCCGCACCAGTAACGCCAGCAAGCGCGGCAAGCACAAAGCCAGCGTAAGGTGTTGGATTGGATAGCTGAGCCATTACAGCAGTGGCGGTGTTGGCTATTGCCATTGCTATCTGTAATGCCTGAGCAATTTTGAACTGTTCTAGTTCAATTTTGTACTTGTCCCTCGCAGCCTTTTGCTCGATTGCCTTTATTTTAGTAGCCTTTTGTTCTTCGGATAATGTGCTGTTATTTATCGCCTGTATTTCAGCATTTGACTGAGCATCAATTTGAGCAAGCCTATTGTCGGCAGATGCCTGAGTTGCTGCCATTGCCGTTGCTAGCAAGCCATTCACCACTTCCATAGCAAGTTGAATGTCCTCTATATCGGTTTCGGTCAGGCCAAGCATTTGCCCCAACGTAGCAGGCTTAACTTCGGGATTTGCCAGCCCTTCGGTTATTCTTTTTATTTCGCCCTCAACTAATTTTAGGTTTGCAATTTCTTCAGCAGTTGCAATCCCATCCACCATTGCCAGTTGTTCCATGATGGCAAGCTTCTGAGCAAGGTAGTCAAGTGCTATCTTAGCCTTTGCATCTGCTAATTCCTTTTCGTTTTTAATTGATGTTTCAGCCGCTTGCACTTCGAGTTGTTCCTGTAGGCCTAGCAGTTCGATTTGCTTGGTAAAAGCCTCGCTATCCTTTGCTATCTTTTCAGCTATTGCGGCATCTTCAATCTTTTTTACTTCATCATTTATGAATTTCGTTATCGCAACTTCCTCGACACCAGCAGCCTTTAGTACATTAGCCTTTTCGCCTATTTCCAAAAGTTGTCTATCCGTGTCCGACATCTGCGACCGCATAAAGTCGTTAGCAATTTTCTTTAATTCGTCCGCTTGTTTCTTCGCATCCTCTAATTCTTTAGCCTGTATGGCTTCTTTTTTCTCTAATTCTTTTTGCCTTGCCTCATTTGCCTTTTCGGTGGCTGCTGCGATTTTGTCAGCCTCAGCTTGCCTGTCCTTTTCCATATCGCCAGCAAGTTGGTTTGTTCGGTTCGCAAGTTTCTCTTGCAAAACAAGGCTTTCACCCTCCAATTTAGCACGTTCAACAAGTAAATCTTGAACCTGAGCCAATTCTTCTTCGTTATATTCTGCGCCCTTTTCCAATCTTTCACGCAATGCAAGAGCCTGTTTAGAAGTACCCTCTGCAAGTAGTTGCAGTTCTGCTTTTGTAATTTTGTTTTTACGCATAAATTCACTTTCGCGAGCAGATAATTCCTTGTCAATTCTTGCAACCGATGCGTTAAAATACTCCTCCTCTAGTTTGTTTGCTTTGGCAACTATTGCAAGCCGCTCTTGGTCTGTTTTAGTACGGTCTTTTGATGCAACTATTAACTTGGCAATTTCGTTGCCATATTTTTGTGCTGAAATTGCAAACGCCTTTTGCGTGTCCTCCAAATCTCGCTGCACCTCCAATAATTCTCTTGACTGGCGCACCGCTTCCATAATTGAACCGCCCGATATTAACGCCCCAAAGGCCGCTTTAACCGCTGTAACCGCATTTTCGACAGCATCAGCTACAGGCTTAAACGCTTTGAATACACCAATTAAAGCAGTAACGCCCGCAACTATCAAAGGAATCCCCAATGTCATTAAAGCCGCTCCAAATCCCTTAACACCACCACCAGCCGCTTTGAATCCGTTGGTCACGCCATCCAGTCCGCCCTTAAATCCTTTCAGTCCAGGAACTGCACCCGTAATAGATACCAACGCTTCCTTTATCGAATCGGTATAATTGCCCACATTTCGAGCGTTATTGCCCACCGCGCTTTCGTTTGCCTTCAATTCGTCGCTCAAAGCGCGAATCCTTGCACCCATCTTTTGACCGCTTTCTGTAGTCTTTTGCTCGGCTGTGCTTAGGTTATTATATTGCACCGTTAGGAGCGACAACTCGGCCTTTAATCGTTCCTGACCTTTGACCGTTTCCGATGCCAGCGTGTTGGCCTGTTGCACCACACGAAGGTCACGGCTACGCTCTTGGGTTAACGCCTTAATTGCGGCCGTAGTTTCCGCATCTTGCACACCGCTTGCCTTTTGTGCCTCGCGAAGTTTAGTGATTTCAGCAGTTAGCCTATCCGCATTGGCAATGCTGTCTTGAATTACCTTTGAATCAATGCCAATGCTGACAAGTACTTCATATTTTTCAGTTGCCATCTTATAAGCGTATAAACGTGCATTTGGTTAATTTATCTTTCACATAATTGCTCACCTTTTGCCAGTAAAAATAGCTGCCATGCTGTGAGATGTATACGGGTGTAAACGGGTTGTAATTTACTACGTCCGAAATTTTCAGATTCATCAAACATTCAAGCGTTTTGCCCCGATAGGTTAGCGCCATTACCGTTTGATAAAATCGGTTAATTAGGTTAGGGAAATCCAAGCTATCTAAATTGCCAGCCTCAGCGAAATACGCAAAGGTCAAATCGTCCGTTGGGTAATCATAAGGGGCTTCCGTTGCTCGGTTAAAATTAACGTTGTACGGAAACGGGTCTACTCTTTTGGTCAATAGCAATCTGTGAGTAATACCATTGCTAGGGATAGCCTCAGAATTAAAAATTGGCACATAAGGCGCGGCAACTGAATCAAACCTTTGACGGGTCGAAGTGGCCGCAAATAATGAAACCTCAACATATTTGCTTTCGGCCTTTAATGTTTGGTCATCTACATTGATATACCCAATCGCATCATAACTTGTAATGTCATCGGGCTTATATGCTAAAGAATTGGTTTGAGCGAATCCATCAATCCCGTAGGTTATCTTTTGCTTTCTTACGTCAATATGGTCACTCAAATCAATAGCCGTTGGTATGTTTTCCTGTACCGAATCATAACGTCTAGCAGTTACCACCTTAGTCACTTCATCTACATCGTAGATCCATTGAAACACCTTTGACAAGTCTTTAAGGAAGTCGCCTTGTTTCATGTCAGGAATGGTAACTTCGCCAGTTAAGTAATTGAATGGAAAGTAGGCTTGCACATCGGTATTGGATATGAAAGTAGCGGATGTAATTGTGTATCGGCTGTTTGGCAATATATTCGCAAAGCCATCCTCTACAGTAAGGCGAATTTCAAAACCGTTTTGACCGTTGTAATATGTACAGTCAAACGCAAAGTTGATTGTTAAAGTTGTCGACCCTATAACAGGCAATGTTTGAGGCGACAGAATGCTTGTTAGCCCATCTTGGCTTGTATGTGTTAGTTCAACTCCCAAATAACTAGACGCTCCTGTAGCTTTATTTGCCAATAAAACAACTGTCAATTCTATTCTACAATTATCGGTCACGCCGAACATACCTCCATTCTGTACTGCATTCAAAAGCAACGCGCTCGAACCGTATAAGTTTGTAACGGGGTCTATTGTGGCAATCGGGAAAATAAGTCTATTATTTACGCCTAAGCCTACAATAAATATATCTGTATTCCTTACCGTACACAAATGGTAACTCATGTCTTCACCACGCTGCGGCTTGCCATTAAACACAATTAGATTATTGTAAATGTCCTCAGCAACTAAGTCGGTAACGAAGGTATAGCCCTGCTCACCAAAGATTTTATCTATCAACGTTTTGACGTGAAATGATGGCAGCAACCTAGCCGTGTGAACTGCGTATAAATTCGTTCCATACGTGCGCATAGTTGAATCAACGCCCTCCAAATCACTCTGTTCAAAGACCGCATAAACATAGCCAGTCGTGTTATTCCTATTGTCAAACGCATTTAGGTTTGTCCAAAAGTGAATATACTCCGCTAATTCTAAATCCCTCAAATTCAAATTCCGTATAAGGTCAAAAAAGCCTCCGTTACCTCCCACAATTTGCAAGCTGAAATTGTTAGCCGAACTTTTAACGATTGAATAACCGTTTGTGATTGTTTCATAACCCTCTTGAATCATTGTTGCATCCGTCCTCCGATACGGGATTAGGCTATCCGTCCCAAATATGTGGGCATTATCCAACACCGCTTTGTTGTTTGCGGTCAAAGGTATAGTCACCTCGTTAGTGCCATCGGCCATAACGGCAACGAAGTCACCAACCTTTGCCGCTTGCCTTGTCAGCGCAATAGTTTCACCACTATTTAAGTCTAGTGGTCTGTCGCCAATCTTTATGATTAAATTGCTCACAGGCTGGATGTATATTTCTTAGGAAGGATAATGTCAAATTCCAATTTATGCCTGCTTTCGCCAGTGTCAAATATCTTGTAGCTGCCATCCTTTACGATAACTTGCACCCAATAGCCTCCGATGTTTGCGTATACCAATGCCGCAGAAAGAACGCCACTAATCCCGACAACTTGCTGGGTATTTAATTGCTCATATCCCAAATTGACGACAACAAGCAACTCTTTATTTAGTACCTTTTGGTTTGAGTTGGCAATTTGTAGATAATTTACCACAGGCTCAAATTGGTCAACGTCCGAAACGCTTGCGCTAAACTCTTGATGCCTTGAAAATACCCAAGTATCCATGCCACCGAGTGAATTTAGCCACATTAATTGCAATGGATTCTGAGGTATGCAATCTAGGTAATCTATTTCTTTGATTTCTGTAACTATCATTTTAATTGTATTTAGATGCTCCTCCGATTGGTATGCCTCCCACTCCAATATAGCCATCTGTTTCAGCTGCGCCATCTTCAAGCCATGCCTTAATGATTTTTGTGCCAGCATTCGGGGCGCGAAGTATCATATTATTCACGTAATGCTTTTGGCTAACGATTAACGTGGTATCTGTTTCAGCACCTACATCAACACCGTTTATGTCGCTATCCTGTTGATGGCGTTCAAGCGTAATACCGTCAAAATCTTCATCGTAAATAAACGAAAGGAAAAACGGAAACCCATCGAAATACGTAGGCCGCTCAAACATCGTTAAGAACTTAGCCTCAGAACTTGCCAAGTTTTTAGGAACAAATTCTTTTAGGTTTTGACCGATTCCACTCATGCCTAGAGCAATGTTTCCATCTATCTGTTTCGCGGCAGAAAGCCAGTAGTACTTTTCTTTAACAATTACCTCAGGAACAGTAACATCCGTAGTGATTTCTTCGCTTACGTATAGATACGTTGCACCGTATCCAATTCTGAACGAACCCGAAATACCTTTATTTGCCTTGTTGATTGTCGTCTGAGTAGGGTCGGCTGTAGTGTTCAACTGTTTGCGCAATATGCCCGACACGTCCGCAATTAGCAGCCCAGTGCTATCGGGCGAAAGTCTTAATTCATCTATCAGCACATTGGTAACGCCATCGTATATTTTGATATACGCTTTGAAGTTCTGCAAACGATCTACTAAATTAACCCATCCTGTTCCACCAACTCCAATGTAGGGTGTGTCTAAAACAATATATTCATTCGTTACGCTGAACACCGTATAGATGCCTTGATATACTCCGCTGTTAACGTATATCCTGTCACCAGCCAAAACAAATATCGGGACGGTTACAGGGTCGCCTGTAGTTCTTACGGTTGGCTTAGTTGGATGGTATGCTGGACGTATTCCTGTGCTATTAACTCCGTAATCGGTTCGGGTTAATTCAAAAAGATACGGGTTGGCAAGGGCTGTCCATCTGGAAAACTTTACCGATGATGCAAATAGCTTCTCGGGCTTTCTTGTAATTAGGAAACTCATTGTAATTCTTTGATTATACCACTCTTAAACTCAGTCATTTGATAAACCACCAAAGGCTTAATTAACGCATCAATGTCTAGGTTATCCGTAACAGATGAAAGGGGCTTGGTTAGCTTGGTTTTCCATCCGTTTTTGTGGATGTGCTTAGTGATGGCGTACACGATTCCTAGCTGTGCTTTGTCGTCCAAATTGGTAACGATTCCACGTATTTTCGCCCATTCTTTGATGGCTTCAAATAGCGTAGGGTCGCCAGCTTCTGCCCCTTGTCTTGTTGGCTTTCTTCCGTATTCTGCTGTACCAATACTTCGCAATGCCAACACCTCTAATGTGTTTTCGGTCGCCACGTAGTGTATGCTGTCGCTAGTGCGGCCGCTTGCTTTCATCGGTGCTATATTCGCCCGAAATTGCCCTACTAAGGTCTTGCCT